ATAGTTGCTCCGGCTCTTCTTGTGCTCGATCCGGTTCTTCGTGTCCCGGAGGCGGGTTGCATCCAAGAGGCGCGGGTCGGAGCGAATCATGTCCGCCGCCTCATCGAAGGCAAGGCGGGCCTGTGTCCTGTCGGCAGCCGCAGAGACGGCCTGTCCGCCCGGGCGCTGCTCCGGTCCGATGGTGTGACCGAGAGCGAGGACGGAGGCGAGTGTGGTCTTGCGGGCGCCTCGAGGCAGGAGGGCGAACACGGTTTTCACCTGGCGCTTGCCGCTCTCGTCGGAAGGGCCATAGATCCGCTCGATGATCCTACGCTGCCAGCGGGACTTCAGGGGGCGCTTGTCCGGTCCTTCAGCCTTCGGATGCCGCAGGATGTCCGCGAACTGGAGCATGCGGGCGGCCCGGCCGTGCGGGTCCGGGATGGGGCTGTCGTCAAATACCCAGGTCGGAATAAGGATCGTCATAGCCCTCTTCTCCCTCGGGTGGCTTGCCGGCCCTCATGCGAGAGGCGGGCGTAAGGCCTAGTTCCGCAGCAAGACGGCGCTGCTCTGTCAGAGCCTGGAACATGGTCTGAAAAGCTGGGTGGCGCTTGGTCCCCGCGTTCGTCTCCACGGTGTCACCTTCCCGGGCGATGGTCGCCTGAGAGCGGCGCACGGTCCCGGCTGCGAGGCAGTAGGCCTCAACAGTGCCCATGTCCGTCTCGGTGAGAACCTTGCGCTTGATCAGGCTGGGGAGGATGCGCTTCCACTCGTCCTTCGCCTCATCAGGCAGCCAGGACGGCGGGCGCGGCACCTTGGAGAGGCCTCCCTCGATCATCTGAAGGTTGGGCTTGCGACCGCGCATCAGGCACCCGTCGCAATCGTGTGGAGCTCGATCCCTTCCCGGCGGCCCAACTCTCGGACCTCGTGAATGTCGTGCTGTCGGCCCTCGTAGATCACGCGGTTCCCCGTGCTCGTGAGGCCGTCCATCCAGCGGATGCGGAAGACCACGCGGCGCTCCGGGGTGATCGCGGCCGCCTGGATGAATTCGCGGCCGGACTCTTGTTGCACGGCAGCCCAGACGTTCGCCATCTCGGCCCAGGTCGGCACCTCGTTCCCGTACCCGTCGTCCTGCGTCGTGTAGTGCTCGATTGAGATCCGGCGATCCATGAGGCCTGCGCGCATCAGAATGCCCTCATGCGATAATCGGCAATCAGGTCCTGCCAGCCGAGGGGCGTCTCGTGCATGGAGCCGGAGGCAATCGTGACGGCCTCCCGGTTCTCATAGAGGTGGCCGACAAGCATCTTGATCGCGGTACGGATAGGCTCCGGAACGAAGAGCGGGCTGTTCCCGTAGCCTGCCGTAAAGGTGATGGAGACACTGCCTGGGGAATTCGCAATGAAGGGCCAGGATCGGCCCCGTGCAGGCTGGATTGTTGCCAAGTCAGAGTCAGACAGACCCGAGACCGTGTAATGTTCGGACGGAATCGCTGTCTCGACACCCACTGAATTTAGGTAGGTGATGGCGTCCACCGAACTCAAGGGCGCCAGAGGAAGCTCAATCAACCGGGGAAAGCCGTCCAGGGTTGCCTTCCACGTCTGAGTAATCAGTGACCGCCCCAAGAGCCCACGTGGGCCGTCCAGCTTCTGTCGGGCCGTGACGATGAGGTTCGTCAGGAGATCGTCCTCGAGATCGTTGGTGACGCGCAGGTGAGCCTTCACCTCGCCCAGGGTGACGGGCTCGACCGCGGGCGGCGTGATGAGCTGTAGCCTCATGTCGGAATCCTTCGCCCGAAGCCGCCTTCAGACAGGACGGCCTTGCGACTGTTGCAGCGGCGGTTCATGGGCTGCCAATTGGATCGGCTCCAGAACAGGCGCTTGTCGCCTTTGTGGGCTACCTTGTGATCCACCACGTCGGCAGGATGGCCGCAGCCGCAGGCGCAGAACCTGTTCTCGGGAAGAGCGAGAAAAGCCTTGCTCTCCCGCTCCCATTTTCCGTCGTAGCCGCGTTCCCGGGCGCTGGGACGGCGCGCATCGACACGACGCTGCCTCTCCCGCTCGCGCCTGGCCTGACACGGGCAAGCAACCCCGGCCGCAATCTTGTGGCCGCAACTGCAGATCCGGGGGGCTCTCAGCGTCATGAACTAGGCCCCGCGCCGATGGCCGAGGATTGCCATCACGGCAATGCCCGTGCCCTTTGTGCTCTTGCCCTTCGGCGCCAGGAAGAGGCGCACATAGCGGCGCTGTCCCGTGGTGCCTCCGGTGTAGCCGAACGGGGCATCGAGCCCGGCCTCGCCCAGCACGTTGTCAGGGCGCACGAGGTCCCATTCCTTGCCGTCGTTGGAATGCTCCATGGCAAGCTCAAAGCCGCCGGAGCTGCCTCCATCGGCCATGAAGACGGAGAAGGTGAGCGAGTCATAGCCGGCCGTATCGACGGCCTTGCCCTCTGCCTTGCCGGAATAGACGCCCGGCTCGATCACAGGGACCACTTTGATGTTGCTGCGATTGTCACGCATGGGCTTTCCTCCTGTGAGGGGAAGCGGCCTTAGGAGGCCGCCACCTTCACCTTCACGAAACGATCCGGATGGGTGACATCGCCACCCACGCGCTTGCGGGCGTGGAAGGTCGTGATGCCGTTCCGGGCGCGGGTGTAGGGATCGCGCAGAATCGAGAGGCCGATGCGATCCACGATGCGATAGCCGGACCAGTCACCGAACACGATCGGGAAGGCCCCGGCCGCAACGTCGGGCATGTCCACAGCCTCGATGATCGGACGGCCCAGGAGGGTTGACGGAGCGCCTTCCGTGACCGGATTCATCAGGAGGTAGCGGCCCTGTCCGTCCTTCCACTGGCTCATCAGGCCCATGGTGTTGCGGTTCATGAGCCAAGCGCCGCGCTGCGCATAAGCAGACGGCAGAGCGTAGAAGGCTCGCACGATGACATCCGCCGGGTCCGTGGTGGCAAAGCCAGCAGCAGCACCCGTCAGGATCTCGGGAATGCCCGTCGCCGTGAGGATGCCGCGGGGCTGCTTGGTGCCCGTGCCGGCGACAAAGGCCGCGCCCTCTTTCTTGCCGAAGGACTCGGCATAATCGAGACGGAGCTCTTCCTCGAGGTTGTAGGCATTGTCCTCCAGGAGCTGGTTCGACACTTCCGTGAAGGTCGCAAGCTCCCAAGGGGTGAGGCTCATCTGGTCGAAGACGGGCTCGGAGGCCGTGCGGTCCTCGATCTCGTCCACCCAATAGGCCGTCGTGCCAGACACGCGCCGCGGATAGCGGATCTCGGGACCAGTAATCTGCACCACGCGGGCATACTGCCGGATGGGCGAGAACTCGACCATGTTCTTGAAAAGCTCGGCGCCGATCGTCTCCGGAGCGAGGTAGCCGGCGGACGGATCGTTGGCGACGGTGAGGGTCTTCACCTCATCGGCCGGCATGCGCTCAATGCCGCGGCGGAGGAAGGACTCGAAGGCCTTGCGCTCCTGATCGTCGTCGGTCTTGGTCGAGCCAGTGCCCGGGCGATTGAGCTTCGTCTCCAGCTCGTCGGCACGATCCTTCGCGGCCTTCACCTCGCTCTGCAGACCGGAGATCTTCTGCTCGAAGGTCGCCTGCAGTTCGGCAATGGCGGCCGCGACATCGGCCGGATCGCCCTCTTCCTTGGTCTCAAGGGCTGCGCTCTTGGTTTCGAGCGCTCGGGTAGAGAAGTGCTTCATGTGTTCCTCACAGGGAGCGGAGCGCCGCCGTGGCGCGGTTGAGAGCGGCAACGATGGATCGCGCCCGCTCGGTTGCCTGCTCGCCCTTGACCGCTGAAACGGTCGCATCGGGGAGCATGGGGAAGGTCACGATGGAGATCTCTCGCAGATCCACTTCATCGAGGTATCGAAGGCCCTTCTGGCGATCGATGGTATCTTTCAGGGTGCGGTAGCCGATGGAGAGGCCATCCAGGGCCCCTTCCTTCATCAGCGCATAGGTCTCGGCGCCCTTTGCCGTCTCTCGGATCAGGCGGCCCTTCACATGCAGGCCGCGGCTGTCCTCGGAGATAGCCGTCCACACGCCAATCGGCTCATCCATGAAGTGCTGCCGGAGCATCTTCACCTTGTTCGCCGGGCGTGCCTGCAGGGAATTCGTGAAGGCTCCCTTGCGCACCACATCGCGGCCGAGATCGACCTTGCCCCATACAGAGGCATAACCCTCGAATTCGCCGCCGTCGGATAAGGCCTTGGTGTCGAGTTCCAGCGCAAAACCGCTTTCGATCTTCATTCCTGAGGCTCCTCAGAAGGGCTGCCAGAGGCCGCCTGCACGTTCGGATTGATGAACTCGTCGCCGCCGTCGTAGGGCGGGCGGTTCTCCATGGCGCGGGCCTCGTTCGGGTTGATCACCCGGGAAGCGATGAGCTGCTGATAGGCGGCGGCGCGGGCTGCGAGATCGGCGCGCTGGAAATCGTCCACCAGGAACTCGGCAAAGAACTTCTGCCGCTCGTCCTTCGTGAAGACGGCGCGGCGCAGGGCGCCTTCCCACTGCTTCAGCCAGGGCATGAGCGTGTAGGTGAGGAAGACCCGGCCCATCTCTTCCGAGTTCGACCAGGTGGCGCGTCCAAGCTCCATCAGGAGGTGAGGCGGGACGCGGAAAATGCGGGCAATCTGCTCGATCTGGAACTTCGACAGTTCCAGAAACTGCATGTCGACGGAGCTGAAGCTGAGGGGCTTGAAGTCCATGTCCTCTTCAAGGACCGCCGTGCCGCCTGCATTGCCGCCGGAATGGGCGCTGTTCCAGGCTACACGGATGCGAGCGACAGCCTCTTTTGAGAGCTTGTTCGCCAGCTTCAGGATGCCGGAGGGCCGGCCGCCGTTCCCGAAGAGGGTGGCGGCATGGCGTTCCTGCGTGATGGCGATCCCGATGGCCTCGGCCGCCAGCCTCACGGGGCTCTTGCCAATGAAGCCGTCCGTCGAGAGGCCGTGAATGTGAATGATCTGATCGGGCATGAAGACCCGCTGGCTCTTGCCCTCGGTGAAGACGTACCGGGGCGCTCCGGTCTCGGTGTTGATCGAGACGGCCGTGGGCGCCAGGCGGATGATCTCCCGGACGGTACCGCCGACGCGGTTCACGAACCCGTAGCCGTTCCCGTGCAGGAGGGCGTCCGTCTGTAGCTGGAGCTTCAGGGAATAGGCGCTCTGCCATTCGTTGGCGTCGTCATGCAGGAGGGCGTAGGCCGGGTGATCCGTGGCCCGCTCCTTCGTGCCGTCTTCGCCACGCTGGTAGGTGATGAGGGGGAGCTGCGCGACGGCCTCGGCAATGACGCGGACCGCGCAGGCGACAGCAGGAACCCGGAGGGCGCTCTCTGCCGAGACAGCAACGCCGGAAGCAGTCCCAGGCAATGCACCGAATAGGGCTAGGAGTTCGTCACCGGGCGCGGCAAGCGTCCAGTTCTTTTGCTCCTGCTCGTCAGTCTTCTTGCGGCGCCAGTGGAACATCTACCGTCCGAATGTGATCACTCGGACGAAAATCGGTCATATTCAGCCACTTACCAAGAGAATTGATAGGCTATTACTAGACATTCTCAACCATTGCCGATTGTTTCTGCTGGCCAGTGGAAATGCTCAATTTCCAGTGTGTCCCGCGCAAGGGAGGGGGGCGCGGTCCGTGGCGAATGAGCAAAGTCCGCGACTACCCCGGGGCTTGCTTCGGTCAGTGACCTTGGGCCCGCTTCTTCACCGTCTCGAGCCCCAGATGCGGGTTCTTCGTGGTAATCAGGCAGCGGGCATACAGTTCGAGGTACTTGTCCTGTTGCTCCGGCTTATCAGCCTGAATGAACATGAACAGATCGAAGGCTACACGCTCTGCGGAATTGTCCTTGAGTTCAACAGGTCCTTGAATCTTTGTGGTCGTATCAGCCATTTGTGCTTTCCTTACTAGGCGAGAACAGCCAAGCTTAGACAGGCTACGGGGCGCTATTCAAGAGGAAGCGCTGAAGGCCGCCGTCTTCGCTGCCCCTTTCCTCCTCCTTCTCACGGATCTCGCGCAGACCCATCGGGATACTGCTCCCGATCCACTCAGCATCGGTGCCGCCAAGGGCACGGTAGGCCTCGCGAGCATGCTGCATCATGGCGTGCCGTAGGCTGTCATCAGTGATCGTCAGGGCGCGGCGTGGGCTGTCGGGCTGATCCAGCTTCGGAGGCCACACAACCAAGCCGTTCTTCGGCGTCCTCACGAGACAGCAGCCTTGCAACCCAAAGCCGTTCGCCTCGCAGTCAAAGTAGGCCAGGATGATGAAGCCATGCCTGTTCGGCTTGGGTTTTGTCACTCTGCTCAGACCGGTGATCGTGACGCTGTTGTTGGGGTTCATGGTCTGCTCCTCACCGATGTTGCCGCACCTTGCACTTTGCTGCGTGCCGTGCAGCGCCGCACCCGCACCTCCTTAATAGGGAGGTGCGGTGCGGCAGCCATGGCGCTCCACTGCCGCACTCGTGCCGCACCCTGCTTTTTGAAGTGCGGCACTCAGTCATTGGCCACCTCACCGACCACGACATAGGTCCGGATTTCGCGCCGCTCATCTCTCTCATCGACGAGCCGGAGCGCACCGTTCTTGATCCAGGTCTTGAGCAAGGTCGTTATCTTGGAGCGGTGGGCCTTGTTGTCCGGATCAAGGTCGATTGCCTGAGCGACGGCCTTCCCGGCCCAATCCCTAGCCTGAACGCTTTCCCTCCAGCGACCTTGCGCAATGACACGCTGTACCTTCCGCAGATCTGCCACCGTCACATCCTCGAAGGCATCAGGCCATGCCCACGACGTAACCACGCCGATATGGTCGCCGTCGGATCCAAGCGGCCCATTACCGAGCGGCACAGATGCTAGCTTGTACCAGGAGGCCTTATCGATCGGCGCCAAGTTGCTCTTGCCATTGTCCACTCGGAAATAGAGCCTACGGTTCTCGACATTCGCCCGGGCTGCATCGTCTTCCGTCATTGGATTGAGTACCCGGGCAGATCGTGCAGCCGCCAAGAGCGCCACAGCTCCCCGGCCATCCTCGACGCTCACCTCACCACCACCCGTCTTGCGGGAGTGATGAACCAGTTCGATCGCGCATCCGGTCTCATCAGCAATTCGAGACCACGTCTTAGCGACCGCATCGATCGCGCCGTTGTCGTTCTCGGCCACACGGTGAGACGACACGAAAGGATCGATGATCACGAGGCCGATCTCGTTCTCGATGATCGTTTGCTTTACCGCCTTGACGACAGGGGCACAGATCACCGTTCCATTGCGCGTTTGCTCCGCAATGATGAGCTCGGTGTCCCGGCCGGAATTGACGAACAGCCCCTGCAGGTCGTGCGGGGTGATCCCATAGTATATTGCAGCTGCTATGATCCGGCGCTGCATCTCCTCTAGGGGATCTTCCAAGTTCAGGATCCAGACGTTCGTGCGCTCGTCAGGCTGAACTCCTAGCAAATCGCGGCCTGTGCGGATCGCGAGCGCTTCGACCGTTGCGAGAGATGTCTTTCCGAGACCACCAGGCGATACTGTGACCGAGACAAACTTACGGGTGTAGTGCCGCCCATAGATATGCTGACGAAGGGGAATGCTCCGCGGATCGCACCATCGGAACGGGACTGCTATGATGCGCGGGGCGGAGATCTCCCGGGGCGATTTCTCGCCCCGGTCATAGCGCTCATATTCGTACATGCCGGGTTCGAACGGCGGCATGTCTATATCTTCCATGTCCAGACCGTCGCTCCTCATCGGAACTCCTCTGCCTGTTTCAGGGACCTGAGATCCTTGAGGGTTTCGACCGCTGCCTTGGTGTAGGCGAGCCACTGCCGTGCGGCATAGGAGAGGCCTGTGTCGTCTCCTATCTCCGCATACTTCATCACCATCTCGGCTTGGATCTTAGCGAGGCCAGCCATTTCGTGGATGAACTCGCGGTAGGCCTCGGGCGTGCCGTGGGAAATGGTCTCGCTTTTCATCAGGCCAGCTCCCATCCCTGTAGGCACCGCCTGTCGTCAGACCAGATTGGAACAAGTCTTGTCATGAGCGGCGCTTTGTGGCTTAAGTTGCGATTGAGAGATTTCGACTGCCTCTCACTGTTCCTGCCGTGATGGGCTCCTACCCCCATCGCGGCAGTTCCATTTTGAAGGCCTAGCGGCGCGCAGCCGCGGGCGTGCGTTCGTCTCAGCATCGTTGTCTCCTAGTTGTTGCGGATAGCGGCCTGCTCCTGATCTTCGATCCAGCGGAGCAAAGTGGTCTTCCTGGCGCACAGCACCGATCCCATGCGGAACACCGGCAGCCGGCTTGTTTCGGCCAGGTGATAGACTTTGCGGCGGGCTCGACGATCACCGAACAGATGCTCTGCGATCTCGTCCGCCCCTCTGAGCATGTCGTCCGCCAGCGGACGCACCTCTCCTGTCTTCGGTCCAGCCACTTCGCTGGACCGGATGATCCGATCAGTCATTGTTTGCTCCTAGATTAAGTATTCAGCACTTTACCGATCCTCAGGATCGTGGTTGCAGTGAATATGCGGAGTTGCTCAAGGTCACCCGACCTGTCACGAGCCTGGAGCTCAGCACTCCACTGCTTTAACACTTCAAGATCGTCAGTTTCCGGGGTGGGCTCAACATAGCGCATAAATATATCTGCGCCGAGATCTCTCGTAGGAAGCCTAACATCCACCATCGGCCTAGGGCCATGGAAGACTATTCTTAATCTGAACGTGTAAGGAACACGTATCGGAGGCTGGCCATCTACTGGAGTTACCTTAGTTATCCAGTTAATTAAGTCACCTGTCCGAGCCGCATCTATGAGCCCAACAAGCACCTCTCGCACTGTGTGATTAGGTCCGAGGGACTCTAAGGAAGGGAGTGTGCCGGTCCAGCTTGCGCTCATATCCTGAAACAGAGGCAAGTCAGCGTAATCCCTGACCGTGTCGACAGTATCCTTGACGAAAGAGCTTGCTGCGACGGCAATCAGCAGATTTGCCGCATCGACCGACGTCATCTTGGCGGCACTGCGCCCTCTGCCGCCTTTCGACCTCAGCCCGGCAACCGATAAGTTGTAGTCATGAACCTTCACTGTCGGCTGCGGCACCCCTAGCACCTCAGCTACAGCGTCTACGAGTTGACCTGGGCTCGCCATCTCACCCTCTGAATCAGCACTTCCATTCTTGTAAAATAGGAATGGGCTTGCGTCAACTCCATTTCTGTTTTACAAGAATGGAGCCAATGGGAATGTTTAGAACCCAGACGCAAAGCGGCCCGGCGGGGAAGGTGGAAGCTCCCCGCACCGGGCCTGACCAAACAACGCTAATTAGGAGCGCGTCATGGCTACGACTGAGAATAACACATTGGTTTCACGCCGCCATTTCCTTCGCGCGGGTACTGCTGCTGTTGCCATCTCGGCGACAGCAGCTCCTGTCGCTGTGGCGGCTTCTCATCCTGACGCTGAACTCCTGGCGCTGGGTCGCCAGTGGGAAGAAAGTGCGGCTGCGCTCGACGCGAACCGGACGGCCTTCGACGCTGCGGAAGAACGCATAGAGCAAATCGAGATTTTGGAGCCGGAGGAGCTATTCCAGCAGCCTCAAGATTTCTCCCTTGGTCTTATCGACGCGCACACGCGCCATGATGGCCGGCGCTGGTATGTCTACGACCGTATCGATGATCTGCGAACGAAACCGCGCATGAAGCAGGACTGGAGCCAGGTCACAAAGGGGCCGAAAGGGGAGCAATTCTGCGCATGGGTTCCGGACCCGAAAGCCCAGGCCCGGGCTGATGAGATCGTTGCGGCCTACGATCGCTGGCAAGCAGCTCTCGCCAAAGCGGAAGAGGATTCGGGGCTGGCGGCTGCCGAGGCCGAACACAGGCGCCTGGAGACGATCAACAGCGACCTCCGCGAGCGGATCGCGCTGATGCCGGCGCGTACCATAGAGGGCTTGGCTGTGAAGGCCCGAATCTACGCCTGGTTCCTGGACGGCATGGACCAGATCGAGAGTGAGTTCGAGCGGCAGGTAGAGACGAACGGCCCGACCGATGAGACGATCATGCTGGCCATGGTCCGGGATCTCCTGCGTCTCAACTCCCCTGCTTCCATCACGGCCTAAACCAGAGGTATCCCATGGCATCTGTCCGGAAGCGTCATTGGAAGACGAGCAAAGGCGAACCCCGGTCCGCTTGGGTCGTCGACTTCGTGGATGCGAGCGGCAACCGGGATCGGCGCCAGTTCGACACAAAGCGCCAGGCCGATGATTTCCGGGTTGAAATAGAAGGTCAGCTCCGGGCGGGCACGTTCCGCCCGGAGGCCAACAAGGTCACGGTGAAGGAAATAGCCGAAGCCTTTATCGAGCACTGCCGGGGCCGGATGGAGCGCCGGGAGAAGATGGTCAAAAGCTCCTTCCTCTCCTTCGAGGGGATCGTGAAGAAGCACATCCTGCATCCCGAACACGGGATTGGAGCCGTGAAACTCGCCCAGCTGACCACTGGACGGGTTAACAAGTTCCGGGACCGCCTTCGCGATGCTGGCGTGAGTGTCGCGACCACCCGAAAGATACTGACGACGCTCGGCCTAGTCCTAGAGCATGCCCGGAGCCAGGATCTGATCGCAGTAAATGCTGCCCGCGGCGTAAAGGTCATCGGCCGCCGAGACGAGGGGTCGAAGAAGATTACTCCGCCATCGAAGGAGCAGATGAAGGCCCTGCTCGAGTCGGCGACCCCAACCTTCCGGATCAAGCTCAAGTTCGCTGCAGCCACTGGTGTCCGAGCTAGCGAGTTTCACGCCCTGCGCTGGCGCCATGTTGACTTCGAGAAGGGAGAGGTCCGGATTGATACCCGAGTAGACCGCTGGCGCAACGAGGACACGACGAAAACCGAGGCTGGCGTCAGGACCATACCCCTCGGTGGACCGATCATCGCCATGCTGAAGGAATGGCGACTCCAATCCCGGTTCTCACGCGACGAAGACCTGATTTTCCCGAACAAGAAGGGTCGGCACGAAGCCCACGAGAATATGTCGGCTGTACATTTCCGTCCGACCTGCAAACGGGCACGCGTGAGTGGCGTAAACTGGCATGGCCTCCGGCACTTTGCGATCTCCTGCTGGATCGAGCGTGGCCTTTCTCCCAAGACCGTGCAAACATTTGCAGGGCACAAAAGTCTACAGGTGACTATGGATCGTTATGGGCACCTGTTCCCCTCGGAGGACCACAGGACGGCAATGGATAAAATTGCAGGAGAGCTATTCTCATGA